AATGCTGTTTCATCATTAATAATAAATGATAATACAGTTACTTTAAGTGGTGCATTAACCGATGGAACACAAAGAACTGTAGCAAGTAGTGATGCTAATTTTTATTCGGGAAGCAGTTTAATAACTGTAGAAGCACATTTTGGAACAGATAGTCAAACAGCTTCAATATTATTATCAACTTTATCTTCATGGACAAGCAACCATAGATTAAGAGGTTTGGCATATTTAGCATTAAGATTTGAATGGAATCAAGATAAGTTTGGTTCATTACCAACTGTTCAAGCTATAGTGCAAGGTAAAAAGGTTTATAATCCAAATCTTGATAGCACAGTAACAGGCGGAAGCGGAAGCCATAGAGCCGACACAAGCACAACATGGGAATATTCAGACAATCCAATATATCAATTATTAGATTACTTGCGAAACGATAGATTTGGTATGGGAATAGCAAACAGCTATTTTGATACAAATTTTGCAGATTGGCAAGTTGCGGGAGATGTTTGTGATACCAATATAACCCCTTATAGTGGGGCAAGTCAGATTGATTTGATGGATAGCCATACAGTTGTAGACACTTCAAAAAAAGCTATTGATAATGTTAGAGATTTTATTAGAGGTTCAAGGTCTTACTTAAATTTTTCTGCGGGTAAATATAATATTTTAGTAGAAACAACAGGTTCAGCTTCAATCACATTAACAGAAGATAATATTATTGGAGGTATATCGGTACAAAGTAAAAATAAAAATTCAAGATATAATAGGGTTATTGTAAGTTTTATTAATCCCGATAAAAATTATCAATCAGACACAGCACAATTTCCACCAGTAGATGAAACTGGTTTGGCAAGTGCAGACCAACACGCTACTATGAAAACAGCAGATGGCGGGTTACTTTTAGAAGGTAGGTTTGATTTTTCTATGTTTACAAGCCCATATCAAGCCCAAGAGATGGCAGAAATCATTTTAAGGCGGTCTAGGTCAAGTTTAGATATATCCCTCACAGCAGACGCTACCGCCCTTGATTTGGCAATTGGTGATTTGGTAAATATTACTCATGCAACACCAGCATTTTCAGCAAAAGCATTTAGGGTGCAAGGTCTTTCTATAAATCCCGACCATACTGTTAGTTTACAATGTTCAGAACATCAAGACAGTTTTTATACTTTTGGAACACAGCAAGAAGTTCCAACAATTCCATCTACAACATTGCCAAATGTTTTTACAGTTCAGCCCCCAGCAAGTGTAACATTATCAGACCAGTTAATCGAGTATAATGACGGAACTGTTATTGTTGCTTTAGATATAGCAATCGGTGCAAGTACAGATAATTTTATAGATTTCTACCAAGTGGAATATAAACTTAGTTCCGATAGTAATTTTATTATTTATGCACAAGGTTCGGGTTTAAATCATCGGGTTTTAAATGTGATTGACCAGCAAACTTATGATGTAAGGGTTAAGGCTGTAAACACGATTGGAGTTTCTTCAACATATGTTTCTGCACAAAGAACGATAGTTGGTGCAATAGCCCCGCCTTCAGATGTTACAGATTTTTCAGCTAATGTAAGTGGTCAAGAAGTACATTTATCATGGGAAGCTGTAGGCGATTTAGATTTAGCTTTTTACAATATTAGATTTTCAGAAGAAACAGATGGTACGGCAGATTGGCAAAATTCTGTTGCTTTAGTAGAAAAGGTTTCAAGACCAGCCACATCAGTAACAGTTCCCGCAAGACAAGGAACTTATCTTATAAAAGCAGTTGATAAACTTGGAAATTTTAGTTCAAATGCAACAGCAATCATATCAAATGTAACTAGCACATTAAATTTTAATCAAATAACCACACAATCAGAACACCCTACATTTAGCGGAACAAAAACAGATGTTGTTTTATTAGATGGTTCTTTAGAATTAGATTCATCAGAATTATTTGATAGTGCAAGTGGTCTATTTGATGCCGATACAACTAGATTTTTTGATAGTGGTGCTTCAAGTTCCGATTTTGTTTCATCGGGTAATTATGAATTTGCGAACGTAATTGATATTGGGGCAAAACATACAGCAAGAATAACAGCTTCCTTAACCCAAACATCAGATAACCCCGATGATTTATTTGATAATAGAAGTGGAAATTTTGATGATGCAAGTTCAAATTTTGATGGAGACACACCCGCTAATTGTAATGCACATTTAGAAATAGCAACAAGTGATGATAACAGTACATATACAGATTTTAGAGGTTTTGTTATTGGTGAATATGAAGCAAGATATTTTAAATTTAGGGTTGTGTTAATTTCAAGAGATAATGCAAGTACACCTGTCGTTTCGGAAGTAACTGTGACAATAGACATGATTGATAGAATATTTAGTGGAAACGATATAGTTTCGGGTACAGGCACAAAGTCAATAACATTTACAAATCCATTTAAAAGTTCAAATTATGCTGTAGGTGTTACTGGTCAAGGAATGGCAACTGGTGATTATTTCACAGTATCAAATAAATCTATTAATGGTTTTGACGTTGCATTTTTTAATAGTTCAAATACTGGTGTTTCCAAAACTTTCGATTTTATTGCAAAAGGCTTTTAAAAGGAGTATAAATAATTATGGCTTATCCAACTTCATCAAGACCTAGTGACCTTCAAGTTGCTAATCAATCATTTCCATCATTTAGAAGTGATTTAAATTTAATTTTAGAACACGTTACACAGAATCATGCTGGAACATCAAGACCAAGTTATATAAATCATGGCATGATGTGGCTTGATACAACAGATTCAGCAAACCCTATTTTGAAATTTTATGATGGTACAGATGATATTACTTTCGCAACTTTTAACACATCTGCTAACACAGTAAACGTATCAGATTCATCAACAGACGTAGTTGGTGATACTTCACCACAATTAGGTGGCAATCTTGATGTTAATGGAAACAGCATTGTCAGTACAAGTAATGGCGATATAAATTTAACACCTAATGGAACTGGAAGAATTGTTTTAGGTAATGCAACTGTTACTGCTACTGAAACTGCAACAATATCTACAAGTAAAACCTTAGACTTTGATACTAATCAAAACTTTATCCTTACTTTAGGTAGTGGTGCAAATACTTTAGCTAACCCAACAACTGAAGCGTCAAATGTAGGTCAAACAGGTGCAATGATATTTATTCAGCCAAGTTCGGGTAGTGCTGGAACAGTTTCTTTAGGCACAGATTATGAAACTGTTGGTGGAAGTGGTTTAACTTTATCAAGTGCTAATAGTGCTTATGATGTAGTTCCTTATATGATTAAAGCGGATAATTCTATTTTACTTGGCACACCTCAGTTGGCTTTCAGCTAATGGTTTCAAATGAAAAATGGTTTGGTGCTAGTGCTGGATTTTATCCAGAAACTATAGGTCAATCTTTACGCTTTGATAGAGCAAGTAATTCATATTTAAGAAGAACTGGTATTTCAAGTGCAGGTAATCAAGATAAAATTACAATAAGTGCTTGGTTAAAATTATCAAATACTGTTTATGCAAATGTTTATAATATATTTAGTCAAGGCTCAGATAATAATAATAGATCAGTATTTTATATTTGGAGACATAAACTAAGATATGCTCAAGTAGTAAGTGGTACTGATTATATTGTTGTAGCAACAGCAGATTTAAGAGATTATACAAATTTTTTACACGTTGCTCTAACAGTAGATATGACGCAATCTTCAAACTCAGATAAAGTACATTTTTATATTAATGGTAAACGAGAAGCAATTTCTTCTGGTAGTTATTTATCTACAAATACTGATATGTATTTTAATGGAACAACTAATGCTACAATAGGTGGTAATTCAACTGGTACAAGTACATATGATGGTTATATGGCTGAACTAAATGTTTTAGATGGTGTGGTTGTTGGTGCAACACAAGTTGGTTCAGATTATATTTTAGATGAATTTGGCGAGCAAAAAAATGGTGTATGGATACCAAAACCATATTCTGGAAGTTATGGCACTACTGGTTTTAGATTAACATTTGCAAATTCAAGTTCTATTGGAGAAGATAGTGCAGGAAGTAATGATTTTGGAACAGTTAATAATATAAATGATTATGATATTGTGCTAGATAGTCCAACAAATAATTTTTCTACATTTAATTCACTTGAACCATCTAGTGTAACATTATCTGAAGGTAATTTATTAGCAACAGTAAGTAGTGGATTTAAATTGCAAAGGTCAACATTTTTTGTTTCAAGTGGAAAATGGTATTGGGAAATATTATCAAAAGATGGTGGAAATGGTTATATTGGAGCATCAACATTAGATGAAGCAATAGTCAGTAGAGGTGCTGAAACTAATTTAAGTGCTATGTTAGTAACTTCTGATGGAGATATTAGAAAAAATGCAAGCGAAAGTTCTTATGGTAATTCTGTATCTGATGGCGATATAATAGGTGTTGCACTAGATATGGACAATGGGAAAATTTATTTTTCAGAAAATGGTACATATTATAATTCTGGTAATCCTGCAAGTTCAACAAATCCTGCAACTACTGGTCTTACTTCGCCACTTTCACCAAGTGTTTCTTTATATGATAATGAAGATTATATTGCAAATTTTGGACAAGACTCAAGTTTTGCAGGTAATAAAACTGCACAAGGGAACACAGATGGTAATGGAAAAGGCGATTTTTACTATGCACCTCCAAGTGGCTTTCTCGCATTATGCTCATCTAACCTACCAGACACTACACTAAGTCCAAATCAATCTGAACAAGCAGATGATTATTTTAATACAGTTCTTTATACTGGTAATGGCAGTACACAATCTATAACTGGTGTTGGATTCCAACCAGATTGGGTTTGGGTTAAAAATAGAGGTGATACTAATTGGCATAATTTGTATGATTCAACTAGAGGTGTAACAGAAGCTCTTGCTTCAAATAGCACTAATGCTGAACAAACAAGGTCAACAGGTTTAAGTGCTTTTGGAACAGATGGCTTTACTTCTGGAGCAGATAACAATTCAAATAAACTTAATAATAATTATGCATCTTGGAACTGGAAAGCAGGTGGCACAGCACCTACAAAGACCTATAAAGTTGTAGTTGTTAGTGATAGTGGAAATAAATATAGATTTAGAAACTCAGCAGATAGTACAACTTTTGCTCAAAGTGCAGTTACATTAGATTTACAAGAGGGTGGCACATATGTTTTTGATTGGTCAGATAGTACAGCACAAGGACACCCAATAAGGTTTTCAACTACATCTGATGGAACTCATGGTGGTGGTTCAGAATATACAACGGGAGTTGTAAAAGACGATAGTGCATATAAAACTACTATTACTGTGGCTAGTTCAGCCCCAACTTTGTATTATTATTGTCAGAACCATAGTGGCATGGGTGGTCAAGTAAACACTAATACAACACATGGCTCAACAAACTTTGATGGCTCAATTTTAAGTGTATCACAAACCAACGAAACTGCAGGATTTAGTATTATAACTTATACTGGTACTGGTGTTGCAGGGACTATTGGTCATGGACTTGGTAAAACACCTGCATTATTGTTAACAAAAAATAGGTCATGGAGTCATGAATATAGTGCTTGGTTATTGTGGCATCATGAGAGAAGTAATGCTTTTAATGCAAGTACAAATTTTGCTTATCTACATCTTACAACAACTGGAGGAACATCTACAACATCATTTTATAGAGGTGATCAAATAAATACTACGACTTATGGTATCTATACAAATGATGCAATAAATGATGCAAGTTACAATTATGTTTGTTATGCCTTTGCTGAAGTTGAGGGCTACTCTAAGTTTGGAACTTATACAGGAAATGGCTCAACAGATGGCACATTTGTTTTTACTGGCTTTAGACCTGCGTGGGTTTTGACAAAAACAACTTCTGTAAGTTCTGGTTGGCGAATAAATGATGCTGTACGAAATCCTTTTAATGGTGTAGATGCAAATTTGTATCCATCAGCATCTAATGCTGAAGATACTGGCACAGTTCGTATGGATTTTGTTAGCAATGGGTTTAAACTTAAAGTTTCTGGAGGAAGCCACCCAAATGCTTCAACCAGTTACATCTATATGGCTTTTGCAGAACAGCCATTTAAATTTAGTAATGCAAGATAGGAGAAAATTATGCCTTGGAAACATAATGGAATAGTAATCAAAGAAGGAAAGTCTTGGTCAGATGGCACTTATAAACACCCTTATAATTGGGCAAGTGCTTGGAGTGATGCAGACAAAAAGAATTTTAAGTTAGTTTGGGAAGAAGAAGAAGATACAAGTTTTGACAATCGTTTTTATTGGGCAAAAGGTATTGAACGAAAACTTGATGACGAAGATGCTAAAGATGCAGATGGTAAACAACTGTATCAAGAAGATGGCAAAACTAAACTTATCAATGAGGGATTAAAAACAATATGGATAAGGCAAACTAAACAAACAACAAATAATCTTTTATCTAAATGGGATTGGCAAATAGTCAGAAAAGCTGAAAAAGACAAAGCTATAGATAGCAATGTTGCAACTTATAGAGATGCAGTTAGAACAGCATGTGATGCTATTGAAAAAAAAATCACCGATTGTAAAACACTAGCAGATTTTATGAAACTATTTGATATACCAGTAGATAAAGACAATGTGCCAACTGGAAATGCACCAATATATGATTTTCCAGACGAGATATAAAGGGAGTGAGTTATAGACCCTGCAACCATAGGATTATTACTAACTGGGGCTTCTAAAGCCTTTAATTACCTTAAACAAGGTGTTGCTTTAGGAAAAGATATTTCTGAAATGTCAAGTCAAGTATCGACATTTATGAGTAACACAAGTGATATTGAGAACTTTGAAAAAAGGGCTAAAAATCCAACATTAATTCAATCTATATTTAATAAAGGGAATGTTGAACAAGTTGCCATTGATAGTTTTATGGCTAAGAAAAAACTGCAAAAGCAAAGGCAAGAATTAAGAAATATGATAATGATGTCATATGGAGAAGCAGGTTGGCAAGACTTCATTAAAGAAGAAGCAACGATTAGACGAAACAAACAAGAGTTTGAGCATAAGCGTATTGAGCAAAGAGATAAAATTATAAATTATTGTGCGATATTTTTATTAGTATGCACAATTATTGGTTTTATTGTATTTTTGGCATATTTGTATAAAATGAAAAACTGATGATAAATTTTATATATTTAACATTAGGTATATGGTCTTTTAGTTTTTTAGGGGGTTTTTACTTTGGCTAAACAAAAAAAATTTCAAAAAGATAGTGTTTTTTCAGATTATGACACCGATGGTGATGGTGTAGTTTCAGATGAAGAATTAAGCCATGTCAAAGAAATAAAAGAAACTGAAACAAAACTTAGAAAAAATTTAGCACAGCTTAGAATGGCAAGATATACCTTAATATTTATGGGTGTATATGCTTTATTACTTGCTTCACCATTAATAACATTAGAAAGGCTTGAAAAACTTTCTGCAATCACTGACCTTTTATTTTTAAGCGGCTCTTCCATTGTCGGTTTCTACATGGGTAGCAGTGCTTACATGGCAAAGAATGGTAAATAGATGGCAAAAAAAGATC